GAAGCCTGTGACGGGGCAGAAGAAATCAGGGTTATATGTTTCCACGCGGCCCGTAGGTGTCTTTCTCCCGGTCGGAAACTTGTCTTTGTTGTTTTTAAGTTGATAGGGATACCCGGCAACAAAAGCCTGTGCTTTTACTATGTGCGGCCGATTCTCAGTTTTGCCGTTAGCGCGGGAAGACTTTGCTTTCTTGTCACTTTTCTTGCTGCCTGCTTCGCTAAGATGTTGGCGTAGGGTTTTATCTTTTTGCATTGTCATTTGAATTGTAGATTTTTCATACTAGTAGGTCGCTATTCTCGTGGATGTTGCCGATGATTTCCCATGTAGTTGCCACTTCATAAAGCAACTCGTCTCCTGCAAAGAATGCCCCGTCTCGACTTTCAACTGGATATATTTTTCCATCGGGGAGTGCATTTATTGCAACCCCATCTTCGTAGTCGTGGTGCATGTCATCTGTCAGCAACAGGTCCCCCTCGTATATCTCCTTCCTGTTCTTGTCCTTTAATCCTGTGTATTGCATTAGGATGATGTGGTCTTCTTGCAGTTCCTTAATTGCGTCATTGAACATTAGAGTCTTTACGCCACTGAATATGTTTGTGGTCAGTTCGCACATTATGTTACGCTTCTTGTCCCAAGCACGGAACTTAATCTCACGGGTGTTTGTGGTGGTCATACTAGTAGCCGCTGATTGGTAAACTCTGGTTCATCTTGAAGCTGTTCACCTTTTCCTGCATATACTCGTCGCCACCTCCGTTGTTTAGGTCGTAGAAGTAGAGCTTGATTCGGTCCTTAAGAACTTCAAATGCTTTCTGCTCTGGCTTCGATAGTTCAGACGGGTCGAACATTGCTGCTCCGACTATTGAACCAGCCATACCTCCTCCTAGATAATTTTGGTACGCACCCATAATCGGTTCATCGACGTTAGGGAAGATGTCCGAGACGTCTATCTTCAGGGTTCCCCCACGGTACGAGATGTCGCACTCTATAGTGTTGTCTCTAAGGTCGAACTCTTTTGCTTGTTTTAGGATTGTCATATTAGTTATGCTTTATGAGCACCTTCGTAATCGTCTGTCTTCGTAAGACCAAGTTCGCGGGCTGCAATGCCAATGTGCCTAGAAGTAGTGTGGCTCCAGTAGCCGTGTACCCATAGAACACCGCTTGCTGTGTCGACCGTAGCAACGTAAGTTGAGTAGCTAATAACTTTATTGCCGTCTAGGCGTAGGTTGGCTTTGCTTTTTGTGAAGTTTTTCATAGTGGATGTGATTAGTTGGTGCTACTGCACCCTATACAAAGCCCCGTGAGGCTCTGTAAGGATGTGCTAGCCTTGCGGGTTTGCCTTTTCGTAGGCTGCTACTATTGCAAAGTTGTTTCGTAGTGTGTTTAACTCCTTGTCCGTCATCTCTCTCTGAGTAGATAGGAATTGCATTTGCTTCCATACCCTTTTGGCCGTGTAGTATTCTTGGTCTGCCTCGTGCTTTGCTATGGTCTCGTTTACAATTTTGTTTATGTTCATGGTGAGTGTGATTGGTGTGATTTAATTTATGCAGAGTCGTCCTCGTCTTCGTCTTCAACTGGAAGCTCTGCAATCATTTCGGTCTCAAGTTCTCCCTCGCTGTCAACAAGGCAATAAGTCTGAAGAATGTCGTAGCATTCCTCGATAAGCTTGCGTCGTGCCACTGCCTCTTCTTGGCTTATCGGGGTGCGTATGTAACGGGCACAGTCTCTCAGGTCACTTAGAGTATTCTCGAATCGGCAGTAGGACATGTTCATGGTGTGATTGATTGGTGTGAGGTCTAATCGCCTTACTTACTTATGCTATCATGTTAGCCTGGTATTGTACATAGGGGGTGTTGGCAGCCACAATTTGTCTAAAAATGTGTTATAATAATAAACTGTTCGTAACTACTTTAAACACGGTGGAGGCATAGTATAATAAACAAAGTCGAGCGATGATGGGGGCTACATGATTTCGGTCTGATGTCCAATGGGGGCTTTCCAATTACTACTTGGAAGCATGGTCCCCCACCATCGCTCGAACGCACATGGGGGGATGACAACAAAGAATGCCTCAGCGTGATTTAGGGGTAAGAACCTAAGTCGCGACTGCCGTATTGCTTTCCTACTTGGTTCTGCAGAGCCATGTGGGACATTCCAAGCGAAAGCTAAGGAGGACAAATGGGTTTCTTGCCTTTTTGTATCTCCCCACGTGCGTTCAATAATGCGGTGGAGGAGCAGTACCTCGCCTGACTCATAATCAGAAGACGCTCGTGCAATTCGGGCTCGCATTACATGGTAAGAGTACAAAAGAAACAATGGTATAAAAAGGCTGAGGTGAACTATAACGCCATGGCTAAGGAATGGAATAAAACCCCAGGGGAAAAGCTTTACAAAAGCAAGGACAGGTTCAACATATCCTACTGCTACCATAAGGCAGAGAACAGAAAGATGGTCCAAGGAAAGGGAGGTGTATCAAGATGTAACAGCTGCGGCTACTGTATACCATTTGCATATGATAACTAAGTATAGTGTACAATATGTGCGCGCTAAAGAAGACGACATACTGGTTCCTGCATAGTACAGATAAGGCTGGTATCATCGCGAAACAGAAGGCGCACTTGGGGAGTCGTTTAATGGCAGGACTCTTGTTTTTGACGCAAGTAATGTGGGTTCGATTCCTACCTCCCCAGCAAGTTATGCACATACTAACAAAGTTACCAACACTACTCAGTGTATAATGCACACATTACAAGCCAAATAACGGATATACGATGGCAGACAACCACATGCTAATGCCTTTAACGGTAGAAGAAGGAAAGAGTGTTTTAGGGGCATTTGAAAACTTTAAGACTCATCACCAAATAGAGCTTTCTGCTCGTGCAATTATTGGACCAGATGGAACTGTAGGCGCAGAAGTACAGTTCTTTAAGAAGGTTGAACTTGTTCCAAAGGAAAATGAGCAAGTAGAAGCAGTTGAGAATGATTTTAAGCAGGTAGAAGGAAATGAAAACAATGGCGACGAAACAGTCCCAGCCTAGAGCACAGGCAAAGAAAGCAATAGGTGTACAGAAAGGATACTCTGTGAGAAGAAAGAGAAGTGGTCCCGGTAAAGGATTAACGCAGAAAGAGAAGAAGCTTGCTGATTTAGTTGCTGCTGGTATAACACCGATGGATGCAGCAATTCAAACGTATAGTCCCTCTAATAGAGAGTCCGCTTCATCCATAGCGTCGCAAGTCTTGGCGAAAACTGACGTGCGTTCCTATCTGGAAGGAGTAGCCGGTGAAGCAGCTGAGATTGTTATGAAGCATGCACGGGATGCAAAATCAGAGATGGTATCACTCGTCGCAGCTAAAGACATTCTTGACCGTACAGGGTTTAAACAACCTGAAGCAGCGAAAGACCCTAATCAAGGTGCGACGTATAACTTCATATTCTCAGAAAAGACAAGGAACGAGGTGGCTGAGATTGAAGCGCGTATCAGAGCAAGACTAACTGGAACATTCGATGATGAAGAGAATGAAAAGGATACTAGCACTGAGTAGAAAGGACCCTGACGAGCTTCAGGCACTCCTTGACATGCCTAAAGCTTTGCTGAATACTATTCCTGACTCAGATGAGGAGGAAGTGGTAGGGGAGTTCTTTTCAGAAGGTAGCATAGAAGACCACAAGCGTCAGGAGGATGAGGATTCAGGGGTAGCTGAGTGGCTGGACCGTATTCGAAAGATGTGACTAGGTACTGCATAAAAGGGCCGAAGCAAGCATACTTATCTGAGGAAGAGGCGAAGCGTGTGAGGAGAAGCGTGAGTAAAAGAAAAAAGGGGTTACGTGTTTATCAATGTCCGTACTGTAGGTACTGGCACTTTACAAAGAATGAAAACTAATTATGGATGATAACAACCGCGGACATATATACAAGCTATCGAATCACGGAGAGGGAGAGCAAGAGCTGTCTTTCGTAAAGCGTTCACCAAAATCAGAGGAAGACAAGACACTAGAGACAGTGAGGGAGGGCACTACTATCGAAGCAGTGATTGAGGCATTGATGGACCGCTTGCAGTTCCTCGAGAATCAAGTAACGAGCCCTTACAACCTGCGTGCAATGCAGTCGCTTACTGATGCTAGGACAGCCTTAGAAGAGCGTACAGCCGACCGTGTGAAGCGTGAGGTAGAGGGAACTAAAGAAGTATAACCGTGGACTGGTTCATTGCATCGATTGCTTTGTTCCTTGCGTACTTATTTGTACGTATGACGGCCGCTGCCTTTAGAAGTAGCCGTTGCTGCAATAGAAAGGTTGTTTACTTTTTGTTTAGCGGCTATGACTCGTGTGAGAAGTGCGGCATGCTACAAGATTAATGAAGTACGAACATACACCGAGACCACTCGTGGAAGACCACTACCATATTCGTGAGCTGATAGAGACTCAGGACAAGCGCGTGGCTGACCGTGAAATGCACCGTACTCATGACGTGCTGCGTAATGAACGAAGCTCTGAACTCAGGACCGTAGCATTGAAAGACACAATAGCATTCTGGTGTAGGACATGCAAGATAGACTTCATGGCAGAGACAATCAGGGAAGACGAGCGCGACTGGGGTAACTCGGAAGAGGTTGTCTCGTTCTACAGAACGAAGTGTCAGGCTGGTCATAGGTGCATGAGGCTTGTGCTAGACAAGTTGAAAGACCCCTACTGGCAACTCAGTAGAAAGATAGCAGCAGAGCGTGGTCACTACGCAGCAGATATTCTTCAGCCGTTCGAGTCAGGCTACGACATGCTTTATAGGAGAAAGAATCAACACACACAATGAGATTACTTGGAAACAGGGTACTAGTGAAGAGAGAGGCAGTAGAGGACAAGGGAGGGTTCGAATCAGTTAAGGCGATAGATGACTTTGTTTCTCGTGGTGTCGTGTACATGGTAGGAGAGGACACTGCTTTCAATGTTGGGGTTGGCTCAATCGTTATCTTTGCGAAGTTCTCACCTGACACACACACCATCACAGTAGGAGAGGAAGACATGAAAAGCGTTGCGGTAAGCGACATAATTGCAGTTATATAATGGCAAAAGAAATCCTTAAAGGAAGAGAGGCAAGGTTGCGTGTGAAGGCAGGTGTAGACCGTGCTGCTAATGCTGTTGCACCCACACTCGGAGCTGTAGGTATGACTGCACTTATCGAGTGGCCTGGCCTTGACCCTGTTACAGCGGATGACGGCATTACTATTCTTCGCAACCTAGAGTTCGCTGACCCGTACGAGAACATGGGTCTTCAGCTTTTGAAGAAGGGTGGTATGCGCAGCTCAGCTGAGGGTGGTGATGGTACTGCCACTACGACCGTGTTGACACAAGCCCTCGCAGCAGCAGCGTTTGAAGAGGTTGGCTCAGACAGTCATAAGATACGCGAGGTGCGTGAGCGACTCGACGCTGGACTAGTAGAGGCTCTTGCGTATCTTAATGCTATGTCCGTGCCGGTGGAAGACAAAGACATAGAGCGCATTGCTGAGGTGTCGTCTCTTGATGCTGATGTAGCAACACTAGTGGCTCAGGCTGTTCGTACGGTTGGTAGCACAGGAGCTATCACCGTTGAGAAGGGTGCGAAGCTTGGATACTACCTAGAAACAGTGAAGGGCATGCGGTTTGAAAAGGGTCTTATTTCTCCGTACTTTATCAATGACCCAGAGAACACACAGACAGTCCTCATAGACCCGTATATCATCCTGGTTGACCGCACAGTGTCCCTGAATGAGCAGATTATACCCTTGCTCAGTGATATCGGTGTCGGGACTCATATCTTGCTCGTAGCGACAGACGTAGCAGGTATGGCTCTTGCTTCGCTTGCAAAGAATGCTATGGACGGTATAGCTTCCATTGCATGTGTAATGAATCCGTACAACGCTTCGCCTGCTCGTGACTTTCTGTTTGACCTTGCAGCACTCACTGGAGCTACTGTTGTGTCAGAAGAAAAGGGTATGAGACTAGAAGACATGCGTAAGGAAATCTGCGGTCGAGCTGAGAAGATAGTAGTGACAAGAGACCGTACAACAGTTATCGGAGGAAAGGGCACTCCGTCGGTACGCATAAAGGAACTGCAGTCAAAAATAGAAGAGACCACTTCGGACTTCCAGAAGGGTGAGCTTAAGGACCGGCTCGCAGCTCTTACAGGGGGCATTGGTGTTATACGTGTCGGCGTCTACACTGACACAGAGTACAACGCAAAGAAGTACAAGTTCGATAATGCTGTCTCTTCAACACAGGCCGCAATGCAGGAGGGTGTTCTTCCTGGAGGTGGTGTTGCCTTGATGGAAGCAGGAAACCAACACTCTGATTCTATGTTCAGCGTAGCAATGCTTGCGCCGTTCAATCAGATGTGTGAGAACGCTGGTATGGAGAAGTGTAAGAATGCGGTTTTTGCAGAGGGAAAAGGGTACGGGATTGACTTCGTACTGGGTGAGACGGTGCACATGATGAAGGCTGGTATTGTAGACCCTCATAAGGTTGTGCGCACAGCACTAGAGTCAGCTGTTGCTATAACGAAGCACCTCATTAACTTCGAGACTGCTATCACTGTAGCAAGAGAGACTACAGGAATCAATGACAAGACAGCATAAAACAATTAAAGAGAAGCAATACTTTTCTATTCTTCAATGGTTGACTGAGGAGGGTATTGTGTCCGAAAAAGGTGAGCCGTTTGATTGGCGCAACCGCCCGTTTCTACTGGACATACTTACTGACTTTCACCCGCTGCAGGTTGTGATGGCGTGTGCTCAGGTAGGTAAGTCTGTAACGTTCTCGCTTAAAACATTGTTTGCTGTAAAGCATCTACGCTTTAATGTTATCTACACAATGCCGACCGACTCCGATGTGAATGAGTTTGTTGCTTCGAAGTTCAATAAGATACTGCAAAGTAATCCGTCTGAGTTTCGTGGAATGGCGACAGACAATATAGACCGTAAGGAGTTGAATGATAGGTTTGTGTTCTTCAAGGGTACAGTGTCCGCAACGGCTCCTATTTCGACGTCTGCTGATGTGCTAGTGCATGACGAGGTGTCTCGTTCGAATCAACCTGCTATTGAGGTGTACAAGTCTCGTACGAAGGCTTCACCGTATAAAGGCAGATGGCTCTTCAGTAACCCGGGACCAGAGCGTGATGAGCTTGACCTTGCTTGGCAGAAGTCTGACCAGCGACTGTGGACTATTACGTGTGAGCATTGTAAGGCAGAGCAAGACCTTGTGTGGCCGGACTCTGTAAACATTGAAGGTAAGTTTTACAAGTGCAGGACATGCGAGGGCAAACTGAGTGATGATACAAGAAGGCGTGGCGTGTATCAAGCACAGAACCCCGGGTCGCGTATTCACGGGTACCGTATTTCTCACCTTATGTGCCCGGACATAGCCATTGAAGAAATCATTGAAGACTCAGAAGGAGACCCTGGATACTTCAACAACTTTGTTCTTGGTATGCCGTATACGCCAGGAGACTTGCAGATTACAAAGGCTGCACTCCTCGATATATGGACACCGAGGTTCTCTGACGTCGACCAAGGACCAAGGTTCCTTGGTGTAGACGTGGGAAATATAAAACACTACGTTGTACGCACGCACGGGGGCATCATCAAGATAGGTCGCTTCACAAAGTGGGAGGAGCTCGACGACATTATCCGTACGTGGAAACCACAGGCAGGTGTCATTGACGCGATGCCGGATAACACAGCAGCAAAGCACTACGTAGACACGTATCCGTTTATGGAGATGTCGTTCTTTAAAGAGAATGCTGACAATCCACAAACAATTATCTGGAGGGGTGAAGGTGACCGTGACGGTATTGTGTACTCCCACCGTGACCGTGCTATCGACCGGATGCTTACAGACATGCTAGAAGCTAAGTGGCTCATCGCAGCACCAGCAGACAAGGATTTTGGAGACTACATAAAGCACTTCGAGACACTGCGCCGTGAAAAGGTAACCAACAACAAAGGTATCGAGCGGTACATATGGGCCTCTACGACCGGAGTGGACCACTATGTCTTTGCATCATTGTACGCAGACATTGCCATGACTGGCGGTGGAGACGGCATGTTCTTCGGCACAGGAGGAGGTGGTGAGCCGACCCATGCTATTGACGCAGACAACGTATATGACCCAAGCGAATTATTCAGGTCGTCTAATTCAGAGGGATACTCTGACGGAAGATATGGCGGATAGTATTCCAATCTACATGGCTAACGACGACGCAAGTCAGTTCCTTGTGTTTCAAGAGCACTTTAAGGTGTTTGAAGAAATGCAGAAGGCTGGAGCATTCGGCGTGGAGTGGGGAAACGTAAAGCTCAGCTTTGCTAACTCTAAATTACTAGTGGTGTCTGTAGAGCATGTTGTACGGGTCGACAAGGAGTAATAACTTACGCACAGGTCAAGGCTGTACGTAAACTACACTATAATTCATAATAGCTGCATTAGCTCCTGACCGGATATACGGCGGAGATGCCCTAAGGGTGTCTTCGCTTTTTTCTATACCACAATACACAATGGCAAATCTCGATGTATCAAAAATGAGTGCAGACGCACAATGCAAGCTGGTTGAAAACCGGTGGGCATCTTCGGATGAGCTTTGG